CCGGCGGCCTGGCGCACTACGGCCCCAGCGGTGTGACGCTGGACGCCATGCCTGCCACCGACGCCGATGTGCGCGACCTGGTGCTCGACAGGCTGGGTGTGTCCGACGTGGTCTACATCGAGAAGGTGGGCGGCTATGTGGGCGGCAAGGGCGCCCCGGGGTCTGCCATGTTTAACTTCGGGCGCAATGTGGGCTTCCTGCACGGACTGATCGCAGCCAGTCGGACTCGAGTGATCGAGGTGCCGCCTCAGACCTGGCAGAAGACCATTCAGGCAGGCACCAAGGCCACGCACGGCGACCGCTGGAAGGCTCACCTGAAGCAGATCGCGCAGCAGCGGCAGCCGAGGCTGACGATCACGCTGAAGACCGCGGACGCTGTGCTGATCCTGGAGCACGCAATGATCTCGGAGGGCCTCAAGTGATATCCAAGAAGACCATCACCAGCGCCGTGGCCGCGGGCTGGATCTCATTCCCGGAGCCCAAGGCCCGGGAGTTGTCGAGGAACTGGGCGCAGCCGGTCGAGGCCTTTGACGGTGAGCTGGCCTATCGGCTGTGGGACAACGGGGCCGACACCGACACAGTGGCCCGGGCCATCGGCTGCAAGCGCAGGTTCGTGGCCCAGATCATCAAGCACCACAAACGATGAATCCCATCAAACCAAAACGGCCCACAGCGAAAGTGTTCGTCGTCTCAGACGACACGCACTTTAGGCTCAAGCAGTACGCAACCAAGAAGGGCTACAAGTTGCAGTTTGTGGCCGATGAGGCGGTGACTGAATACCTCAAGCGAAAGGAGCAACAATGAGCGAGCAAAACAACAATGAGGAATACCGTCTGACATTTAAAGGACTGCTGTCCATTTACCTACCGGAGAAGACAATGACCGAAATTTACAACGCAATTGAGCTGTCCTGCCGTCGCAACGGCTGGGGCATCGCAATCGACGAGGAGAACCGATTGGACTTTGTTCCGATGGTGAAAGTGGAGGAGGCGAAATGAGCCAACCAATCAACTATGTAGCCCCAGTGTTTCCGACACCGGCAGGAACACAACACAATGACGGCATGACCCTCCGCGACTACTTCGCAGCGGCGGCGATTAACGAAGTCGGCTGGCACAACGACATCAACAAAAGCGCAGCAATGGCCTACGCGATAGCCGACGCAATGCTCAAAGCGAGGGAGGTAAAGCCGTGAACCATCTTGGTAACACCAACAAAATGGTCGAGACGCCGAGGACGGATGCGGCCTACTTCAAAAAAGGCGCGACTATGTACGATCTGGCAAGCGAGATGAAGCGGATGGAACATGAACTCAACGCAGCCAATGCTGAGATTGAGCGACTGACCAATAAAGTAGCGCAACTCTACGAAGGTGCTGAAGAACAGAAGCAGCGCATCCAATCACTCATTGCCGAACGCGACACCGCACGGTTGCAAACCGACCAGAAGCACAGTCTGCGCGAAGAGTTTCGTGAATTGCTTGGAACCGATGACATCGAGGTGGGAGTGGCTGTGGTGCGTGAGATGAGGTGCCGCATCAAGCGGCTAAAGGAGGCTCTCGACTTGGTAAGACCTCACTGCGATTCAGTCCATCACTCAAAAAAACATCAACACCAATACGGCGAACCGTGTCCGGTCGTTGCGTTGATTGAAAATGCCAAGGAGGCCAAGCTGTGAGCGTCGAAGAACGAATACTTTTCCTAGCGGAGTCTCCCGATTGCAACCATCCACGCGAACTCCGCGCAATCGCTCTCGAAGTCAGGAAGCGGGAGGACAGGATCAAACAACTGGAGGACCGCATCCACCGAGCATCAATGGCGTTCTTTAGGGACGGCTCAGACGGCCATGTTGCGAGTCAAATGCTTCAGATTCTGGAGGAGGAGAGGGGCAGGCCATGAAACGCTACACACACATCGTGTTGCACAGAATGCCTCCACTGAACGGATTCAGTATCAAGACTCCAGAACTTAAGTTCCTGAGCGACATACGCCCACGGGGCATCGTGCGAGAACTCAATCGTCTCAACGACCGCATCAAACAACTCGAAGCCAAAGTGGATGAACTCCACGACTTGGAGAAATGGTTGGAGGGAAGATGATTGTACCCATCGGCCCTGCCGCATTCGTCTTCCGCCACAATCGAACCGGACAAATCGTCGTCGCACCCAGCGAGCGATGGCATGAGTACTACGACAACAAAGAGGACTGGGAACATACTGCGAGCGTGAATGCTTGCGGAGCTTTACAGTACATCATCGACGCCAAACCGGCTGAGAGGAACCGATACATCAAGTCACTTACTACCGAGAAACCATGAGCAATATCAAAATCAGCGACTTTATCAACGAGCCATGGCGCGACGTTGGATTGGACGCAGTGAAACGAGGGGTTGAAACCTGCAAGCGCAACGGGATTGAGAATCCCCAAGCCTACATGGCCATGATTATCGGACTCTGCGACATCATCAACGAACTGAAAGCAAAGCAGATCAAACCATGACCATCGAAGAAATGAGAACCATCGACGCCGTCAAGACTTGGAAGGAATTGGAGGAGGCGAAGCAACACATCAAACGACTGGAGGACTATGGCAACGCTCTGGTCGCCCATGTCTACGCCTACCGCACCCAGAGGCAATGGACCGAGGAATCGTACCATGACCTCATCCAGACCATCGCCGACTGGGACAAGGCAAAGGCAACCAAACCATGATCACCAAACTCCACGAACTCCCGAGCGACCACCCGCTGCGGAACACGGCCATCCAGCACATCGACGTGCGGATCAAGTGCCGGCACACCGGCTCAACCCGGGACCCGCGCACCTGGCGCATCAAGGGCGACACCTACAACAGGCTGTGCGACACCTGGCAGAACAACTTCGATTTCATCATCCAACCAACAGCATGAGCGAGAACACAGTGGCCAAGAAAATCAAGCAGGGCGACGGCGTCTACTGCATCAGCAAGCAGCAGGCTGGTGCGATCTATAAGGCGGCCCGGGACTACAAGGTCGACGACGTCAGCTACTGGCGGCGCAAGCGGGGAAAGGCCAGCAAGTGATCACCGACCGAGACGTGGCCCGGTGCATGGTCGAGTACGGTGGGAGCTTTGTCAGCAAGCTGGGTGCCGCGGCACTGACCGCCGACCCGAGCAACATGAAGAAGCTGCGGGATGCCTTCCCGGACTACTGGGCGAACTACGCCCGGATGGCACAACAACTTTTCGAGGTCGAGAAACAGGCCTCGGTTCAACACAACAACAACAACATAAAGTAAGACGTATGATTATCAGTGCAACAGGCGGTAAGAAGGACTTCGCGCCGTGCCCCGAGTTCTCGGGCCGGGCGGTGTGCGTGGACGTGACTCCCCTCAAGGAGTACGAGACCGAGTACGGCGTGAAGCAGAAGTTCAAGTTCGCGTTCGAGATCGAACTGCAGGACGACAGCAGGGACCCGGTTCAGCCCTGGGTGGTGTTCACCAAGCCCATGGTGCCGAGCCTGCATGAGAAGGCGGCGCTGACCAAGTTCTTGAAGGACTGGTTCGGCCGGAAGCTGACCGACCAGGAGAACAAGAGTCTGGACTTAGAGAGCCTGATCGGGCGCCCGGCCAGCCTGGTCATCGGGCATGAGCAGAGCGCGGATGGGAGCAAGACCTACGCGAACATCAAGCTGATCATGGCTCACAAGGCAGGCGAGCCGCTGGCAACGAGCGGGCTGTGGGTGCGGTTGCAGGACCGGCCTGCGAAGGATGGTGCCGAGGGCAAGGCAGCACCGGCGACGGGGGACTCGAGCTTCCGCAAGACCTCGGGCGGTGGGCAGCCGGCAACGGATGACCCGTCGAAGGTCAAGGTCCACGTCGGCAAGCACAAGGGCATCGAGCTCCGGGAGCTGACCGAGGAGAGCATAACGAGCCTCATCGAGCACTGGCTGCCCAAGGCCAAGGCCGAGGTGAAGCAGACCGCGGACGACAAGCGCCTGATCAATGGGCTGACGTGGTACCAGGCCAAGTTCAAGGCAGCCGAGGAAGCCCAGATGAAGCTGGAGCAGGATGACATCCCCTACTGAGCCATGAACCCGACCAAGAAGAAGTACAGCAAGGTGGCCCACCTTATCCCGGAGGTCATGCAGATGAAGGCCGAGGGGAAGTCCATCACACAGATCGGCGAGATCATGGGCCTGACCAAGCAGCGCATCAGCCAGATCGCACGAGCGGCCAAGACCAAGGCCGACATCCAGGCGCAGTGGGGCTGGCCCTTCACCACGCGCACCTTCAACATCCTGGACCGCATGGCGGTGAAGGATAAGGACGAGGCCCTGAGCCTCTACACATCCGGGCACCTGCATCCCAATGCCGTCACAGGCTTCGGATGGAAGAGCTACGGCGAGATCTGCGAGTGGCTGGCCGTGCCGGTGCTCCTGAAACGGCCCAAGCAGCCCAAGCTGTGCCCGCACTGCGGTAAGCACATCATCTGACAACTTTCCCGGGCAGCCTGTTGCTGTCGGGGACTCATGGACAACAAGCGGGGGGTGCGCATCCGCTGACAAACGCACATTAAACTTTTTCATATTATGCCAGCAAACCCACGTATTTACTTCGACATCGAAACTGGACCGCTTCCTCCTGGGGAGTTGGTCATCCCCCCGTTTGACCCGAGCCAGGTTAAGCTGGGTAACATCAAGAACCCGGACCTGATCGCCGAGAAGATCAGGACAGCCGAGGAGAACCACGCCAGCGACTACATCCGAAACGCAGCCCTGGATGCCCTCAGCGGCCAGGTGCTGGCCATCGGATACCGTGTCGAGCATGAGCCGCCCGCGGTGCTCTGCTCCGATGCGGATGGAGAGAAGGCCATGCTGCTGCAGTTCTGGGCAATGCTCGATAGCTTCGAGCGCAAGCCGCAGATGATAGGCTTCAATGTGAAGCCCTTCGACCTGCCGTTCCTATTCAAGCGGAGCTGGAAGCACCGGATCACGGTGCCCTACTGGATGCGCAACGGAAGGTATTGGACCGACCTGATCGTGGATCTGCGCGAGGTCTGGCAGCTCGGCGACAGTCGGGCGCATGGTAGTTTGGCTGCGATCTCGAGGCACCTCGGGCTGGGCGACAAGGCCGGCAACGGGGCGCACTTCCACGAGCTGTTCAGGACCAACCGTCAAGCAGCACTTGACTATTGCCTGCGCGACGTGGAGCTCACACAGCAGGTCTCCGACATCCTCATTCCGACCTACTGATCCAATGACTACAAGCCCGTCTGTCCATGTGATCGAGGACGACTTCGATCCGACGCCCGAGGACCGCTTCATGGTCTGGGCAAAATCCTTTGGGAACGTCTTCCTCACAGGGCAGGCGGGCACCGGCAAGTCCACGCTGCTGCGGGATTTTCTCAGCAGGGTGGAAGGAGTCCGGGATGTAGCCATCACGGCCCCGACAGGCATCGCAGCGCTGAATGTGGGCGGGACCACCGTGCACAGGTGGTGCGGGATGCAGTTGGGGCCGCAGGATGGCGAGGACTTCGAGGGGGCTGCCGAGCGGTTGGAGGAGCAGCCTTCGATCCATGGCGCCCGCAAGCGGGTGCGGAGCACTGAGGTACTGGTGGTCGATGAGATCAGCATGATGGCGGGCCGGCACCTGGACTTCCTGAACTTCTGGGTGAAGCGGATCAGAGAAGACAGCCGGCCTTTCGGTGGGTTACAGGTGATCTTCCTGGGTGACTTCCTGCAGTTGCCCCCGGTCAGGACCGATCAGAGCAAGCCCTACGACTGGGCGTTCCTGAGCAAGGCCTGGGAGGAGGCCGACTTCAAGACGATCAAGCTCGAGAAGGTGCGGCGGCAGAATGACCTGCCTTTCATCGAGATGTTGAGCGGGTTCCGCGTGGGCAGGATGAAGCCGCGGGACAACCAGTTGTTGAGGAGTGCGCTGAGGATGAACCCGCCGGAGCACATCACCCGGCTGATGACGCACAACGTGCAGGTGGACAAGTGGAACAACTACCGATTGAGCAGCATTGATGGCCCGATTGCCGTGTTCGATTCCGAGGTGAAGGGCGTTGACCAGGCCGTGGAGTTCGCCACCAAGAACATGAGCACGCCGCGGGTGCTGCAGTTGAAGCCCGGTGCTGCCGTGATGTTCACTGCGAATGATGCGGAGCAGGGATTCTACAACGGGCAGGTGGGCCGGGTGGTTGAGTTCAGGGGCGGCGACATCCTGGTCGAGAGCCGCGGTGAGAAGATTTCACTGGGTCGGCGCAAATGGTTCTTTGAGTCGCTAGGGGTGACCGTCCAACAATACCCGCTCCGATTGGCCTACGCGATGACCATACACCGGGCGCAGGGACTGACCCTGGATGCCGCGAGGATTGATATCAGGGCGGCCCGGGAGCCCGGGCAGGCCTATGTGGCATTGAGCCGGGTGCGGACGCTAGGTGGGATCTACCTGACCGAGTGGCCGAAGGGATGGTTTATCAGCGAGGAGGCGTTGCGGTTTGAAAGGCGCGAAGAGGTATGATGACGACGCAAGAAATCGAGGGCTGGCTGGGCACGCCGCTGTTCCTGGTGCCGCAGAGCCCGGGGACCAAGATTCCGATGGTCAAGTACACCCAGGAGACCATGGAGAGTACGAAAAGGGACGTTTATCGGGTGATGTTGGAGCACGGGAATGTGGCGGTGAGGCTCGGGGAGTTCTCCGGCGGGCTGTGCGCGATTGACTTCGACGATGATGGGAGTTTAGAGGCGTTCCTGAAGGTGAACCCGGTGCTGCAGGGTAGTGCGCGGTGGAAGGGTAAACGGGGGGCGCAGATTGGGGTGCGGGTCACGGGCAAGTACCCGGGGCCCTGCGCGGAGCGGAGCACGACCGAGATGGTGCAGGTGGGTGATCGGCTGCTGGGCAAGCCGCTGTACGAATGGCGGAGCACCGGGAATCTGAGCACGGTCAAGGGCCTGCATCCGAGCGGGTGCGAGTACAGCGTGCTGGTGGACAGGCCGCCGGTGGCGCTCGAGTTCAGCCAGATACGCTGGCCCGAGGGCTGGCCGGCGCCGGGCAGTCGGGATGAGATCGCGCAGTTGATCAGGCAGCATGGCGTGCCGTGGACGTTCGGAAGGAGCGGCACCGGCAATCTGCAGGCGCCGTTCTTCGCGGCCTACATGGCGCACAAGGAGCGGTTTCTCTTCGATGCGGTGACGGGGATGCACTACTGGTATCACGGGGACCGCGGGATCTGGATGAGCATGAGCCGCGAGGAGATGGCGCAGAAGGCCCTGGAGACCGCCAGGCGCGTTCTGTTGGACCAGGTGGCGTCTACGGAGGACCCGCGGCTGCCGGCGCTGCTGACGAGGCTCACAGCGAGCTTCGCGGATCAGGTGGTGGATCTGATCGGGCGGTTGCAGGTCGAGCGCAATCCGTTCTCGAGGCCCGACAGCGTGGTCCACTGCTCCAATGTCATGGTGGACTTGCGGGCTGCGCCCTATGAGATGCACGGGTTCGGCCCGGAGTGGATGAGCAGGAACCAGACGCCGGTGCGATATGTCCAGGGTGCGCACAGCCCGATGTGGCAGGCATTCATGGACCATGCGCTGCCCGAGAAGGACGACCAGATGCTGCTGCAGCGTTGGGGAGGCCTGGCGCTGCTGCAGAGGAACAGGCCGCAGGTGATCTTGCTGCTGACGGGGACTGGTGGTGGCGGGAAGAGCACGGTGGCCGGGCTGGTGAGGAGGCTGGTGGGTGATGAGAACTGCAGCGAGCTGAGGACTGCGCACCTGGGGAGTAGGTTTGAATTGGCCAACTTCCATGACCGGACACTGCTGATCGGCAGCGACGTGCCGCCGGACTTCCTGAGTTGCGAGGAGAGCCAACAATTGAAGGCGCTGACGGGCGGCGACAGGTTGAGCGTGGAGTTCAAGGGGAAGTCGGGCGCCAAGGCCGTGGTGGGCGACTGGAACGTGATTGTGACTGCGAATAGTCGGCTGAAGGTGAATGTGCAGGGAGACTTGGGTGCGTGGAGCAGAAGGTTGCTGCTGCTCGACTTCAGCCAACCAAAGCCCGAGAAGGTGATCCCCAATTACCACGATGTGATGATTGAGCGGGAAGGTAGCGGTATATTGAACTGGTTCCTGGAGGGAGCGGAGGATCTGTGCCGGGTCATGCAGGCCGGTAGGCCGTTCCCGGTCACCGAGAGGCAGCGCGGCATGATTGATAATCTATTGAGCGAGAGCGACAGTGTTAGATACTTTGTCGTTAATCATGTTAGGGGTAGCAGTATGTCGTCGGATTGTATCACAACCGAGGAACTATATAGTGCCTACATGACGATGTGTAACAACAAGGAATGGGGGCCTGAACCGGAGAAGCGTTTCCAGAAACGTGCCGCTGAACTGATGCTGGAGATACACCAGGCCATCCCGTCGAACCACATTCACCGTAGCGACGGTCAGCAACAACAGTCGCGAGGCTACATGAAAGTAACCTTGACCGCATGAAAACCACTGGATCTGTCAAGCGTTGTCAAGCGTTTGGGACGGGGGACGGCACTTCTCAACTCGGTGCAAGAAGTGTAAAAGGGGGTATAGGCTGCTCCAAGGTAGGAATGGAGTTCGGAAATGCCGTCCCTCCCGTCCCAAACACTAGACACCGCTTGACAGTGGCAGGCCTACGCAAAATTGGCTCGAAAATGGTCGGGCAATGCCCAGCCTGTGCCGAGGTAGGTGGGGACAAGCAGCGCAATCACCTCGTTGTCCAGGCAGACGGGAGGTTTGGTTGCGTTATCCACCCCGGCGCCAGTGGCAAGGCACATAGACAACGCATATTTCAGCTTATAGGAGACAAAAGCGGCAAGGGGAGGCAGCACTTGCCCGCAACACCATTAGACATCTCACTGTTATGACAGTAACAAACACAACGAAACTATTATCAGAGGCACCGTATCTCGTGAAGATAGGCGTGCAGCGTGGCTGGCTATCGTATCCCAAAGGCATGGCGTTCAAGGCAGACGGCACACCGGACCCGGTGATGCAGGATGAGCCCGAAGTCACCGAGCAGAGGCACACACCCGACCTGGCTCGCAAGGCCTACGACCTGCGGGACCGCGGGCTGTCACTGAACGACGTGGCCACGGCCTGCCAGGTGCCCCGAGGCAGCGTGGTCTACCTCATCACCAAGGGCCATGAGCTCTACCTCGCAAGCCAACGGAAGGACATTGAACCATGACCGCAAACAAGGCAGAATCCCCACAGATGGAAGATCCATTCATTTACGCACCGCAGCCGACCAGCAAGGTGCAAGGCATAACCCAGGCAGGCACCAGGCCTTCCATCCATGTCTCATTGTACGCCTACGGTGGCATCAGTGCTGCGTGCATGATGTCCTGGGTAGACCTGACGGCCACCTTCGCCCGTAGTGACAGGCAGACCGATCTGCGCACCATCCGGGAGGATGCACTGATCAGCCGGTCCCGGTGCCGTGCGACCAAATGGTTCTTGGACTCAGGCAAGGATGTGTGGATCCAACTGGACCACGACATTGAGTTCACCGCGGCCGATGTCATCCGCATGGCCGAGTTGGCCCATGAACACCAGGCAACCGTCTGCATCCCATACTCCTGCCGCTCACTGCCCGCCAGGCCGGCCCTACGCCCGAAGGTGGAGCACCTGCAGGCACTGAAGCACCAGGTGAATGACGCCGAGTGCGCCTCCGAGCTGGTGCCCATCACCATGTTCGCATCGGGATGCCTCGCAATCCCCCGTAAATGCCTTCTGGCAACGCTTGAAGCGCTGGAAGGGTCAGGAGTGCAGAACCCATACAGAATCGACTGGTGCGAGGATGTGCGCGTCGAGCGCTTCCCGACCCTGTGGATGCCCCTGGCCATGGAATCCATGCCCGGTAAACTCGAGTATCTCAGTGAGGATTACGCCGCTGCTGTCAGGATGACCCTGGCCGGAGTGAAGCACTATTCGATGAAGCCCAAGAAGCAGCTCAACCACTGGGGAGAGTTCCCCTTTAGCTTTGCGCCTTATGCCGGGTAAGAAGACAAAGAAGAGGCCGAGTCTGAAAGATGTGGGCGCTGCTGCTGGAGTTAACCATCAGTACGCCCAAAGAGTGCTTTCCGGGAAAACCAACGTCCCAGCAGGAGTCAAAGAGAAGGTCCTAAAGGCCTCTCAAGAGCTTGGATACATGAAATCCGAGCATCCGGGTCAGCATTATAACTCCAAGCTAACCCAAGAGCGTGCCGATGCGGTGGTTGAAGGTATCATTGAGAACAAGTCACTGGACAAGATCGCAGAGGAAACAGGCCTGAGCCAAACCACAGCGTTCAAGATCATCCGCGGAGTCAAGGTCCCATCAGATTACCCAGAGACCGAAGATGAATGGCGCAAGGACGTCACTGGGTTTCTGGAGGTTGCAATCTGGAAGGGCACCAAGCGGCTAGCTGAATCCTCTATTATGTTGATCGATGATCGTACCTTACCCATCAGCGTAGGCGTGCTCACGGACAAATTGGCAGTGATCAAAGGCCAGCCCACCAGCATCCACCTCGCCATGACGGCCTCTGTGAGCCACCGCGACCTGATCAAGGACCTCAAGGAGCGTGATGTGACCCCCGTGAACGACGAGCAGACGCCCGACCTGGTTTAGGTAGTGGCCCAAAATGTCCTACCCCTACCGCGGCAGCACCACCGAAAACCACGCATTTAGGCCTGTTTCGGGCACTCATGCCTACAATAGCAGTTATATTCACTTCGACGCTCAAACACGCAGCAAACCCCTGCAAACATTGATCGAAACGCACGTCAGCACCCATCTGCAGACCCAATGTCCTACCCCGTTACACAAGGCAGACACCAGGCCGGCCGGGCCCCCGGGGGAGGGGGTCGGGCATTCCGCGGCGACGGTAAAAGTCGACGGGTTCCCCAAAACGAAAAATATTGATAAATGAGCCAACCACTCTGCCTCACCTGCTCCAAGCCCTTCGAGATCATCAAGCAGCGCACCGGCCCCCATCAGAAGCGCTTCTGCACCGAGGCCTGCAACACCATTTGGTGGAACGAGCAACCCCTACACCCCGTCATCCCCCGGGTAGACGCCTCGCACCCCCGCGCCCTCGAGCTGAAGCAGAAGCGCACCCAGCTTGTCCTTCTCGAAAAGGCCGACCCGTACACCTACGGCTTCATCCCGGACCACTGGGAAATCGCCAACACCGAGTTCCAGGCCACCCAGGAGCTCCTCATCTCCGGCGGCAACCGCGCCGGTAAAACCCTCTGGGCCGCACGCCGCGTGGTTCAAACTCTCCTTGAGAAGGAGAACGCATCTGTCCTCTGCTGCCACACATCCCACGCCACCTCGGTCACCGTCCAGCAGCCCGCCATCTACAACTATCTTCCCGTAGCACTCCGGGCCACCAAGAAGGGCCGTATCCACTACCTGAACTACAGCCGCAAAAACGGCTTCACCGACGGCTCATTCATCCTGCCCAACGGATCACGCTGCGACTTCCTGAACTACACCCAGTCCGAGAACACCATCGAGGGCCGCGAGGCCGACCTGATCTGGTGCGACGAGCTCGTCCCGCAGTCCTGGGTAGACACACTCCGCTACCGCCTGATCACCCGCCGCGGCAAGCTCCTCGTGACCCAGACACCCCTCGAAGGCGTCGCCAGCGTCTACAAGGAGTTCACCGCCGGCTCCTCAATCTCCGCTTTCCACGACGCCGAGCTTATCAAGGGCAAGCAAGCGCTGCCCACGTGGCCCCTCGGCAAAGCCGCCCGCACCATGGTGCAGCCCCAGACCAACCGGCGCACCGTGTTCTTCTTCTCGGAGGACAACCCCTACAACCCCTTCGACGAGATGAAGTCCAAACTCGTCACCTCGCCCATGGGCCAGATCCTGACCCGGGCCTACGGCTGGGCCTCGGACAACATCGGCAAGGCCTTCGCCCGTTTCCGCCCCGATATCCACTGCATTCCAGCATCCAAAGTGCCCCCCGGCGGCACCCTGTACATGGTCTGTGACCCCGCGGGCGCCCGGAATTGGTTCTGCCTCTGGCTCCTGGTGTACGAGGACGGCAAGCGCATCGTGGTCCGCGAGTTCCCGGACTTCAGCAACTACGGCGAGTGGGCCCTGCCCAGCGAAAAGCCCGACGGCAAGCTCGGCCCCGCGCAAACTCTCGACGCCGGCCGTTCCATCTCCGAGTACCGCGCCCTCTTCCGCCAGATCGAGTCCGAGCTCGGCTACGGCGAGCCCGTTATGCGCCTGATCGACCCAAAGGCCGGCGGTTCCCCCGCACTCTCCGAGGCCGGCGGCACCACGCTCATCGACCTCCTGGCCGAGTCCGACAACCCCCTCGACGAGCCCATGGCATTCATTCCGGCACCCGGCGTGCCCGTCGACCAGCGCACCAGTGCCATCAACTCGCTCCTCTCCTACGACGCCACCCAACCGCTCACCCCGCTCAACGAGCCCTCGCTCTACATCACCGACAACTGCGCCAACCTCACCTACGCACTCTCCGAGCACACCGGCCGCGACGGGCAGAAGGGCTGCACCAAGGATCCCATCGACTGCCTGGGGATGCTTTTGGTCTCCGGTCTTGCGTTCGTAGGCCGCGGGGGCTTTGATTGTCGCGGCGGCGGCGGATACTAAACCATTTCACTATGCAAGGAGATTCCTACAAGCAGGCAACCGACGTGATGGCACGGGTCGGCGACGAGCCCAATGTCAGCGCACTGACCGAGGAGCTGCGGCGCTCGGCCACCGACTACGGCGTCTTCGCCCGTGTCGAGAATGCCGAAAACGTGCGCTACTGCCGCTGGCCTGGGCAGACCGACGACGGCAAGAAGTGGAATGATGCCAACCGCAACAAGCCGGCCTTCCCCTGGGACGGCGCCTCCGACACGCGGATCCCGCTGGCCGACGAGGTGATCAACGGCCTCGTAGACCTCTGCAGCACCTCCTTCTGGCGCTCGATGCTCCGCGTCAGCCCCACCAACATCAGCCAGCTCGACCAGGCCGTCACCGCGCACAACCTGATGGACTGGACGGTCAATGCGAAGATGTACAATGACCTCACTCGTGAGGTTGAGCTGCTCTCCCAGTATCTCTGGACCTACGGCTGGGCCGGCGTCCACGTCACCTGGCAGCAGGAGATGGGTCAGAAGGAGCAGTACCTGACCATGGACCAGATCATGGCCCTGGCCGCCCAGTCCCCCTCGGACTCCATCCTGGCCGACCTGCCAAACATCATCGCCAATCCCGAGGCCGACGACCAATCCGCGGAGCTCCTCCTCTCGGCCTTCCCCAACCTGCGCAAGCGCCGGGCCCTCAAGGCCATCCGCGACCTGCGCACCGAGGGCGAGTGCGAGTTCCCCATCCCCACGATGGTCACCAACAAGCCCATGGTGGCAGCCCTGGCCCCCTACGACGAGCTGGTCTTCCCGCCCGAAACCACCGACATCCAGTCCGCCCGGGTGGTCTTCCGCCGGTTCTACATGACAGAGGCCCAGCTCCTGAACAAGGTCGAGACCGAGGAGTGGGACGCCGAGTGGGCCCAGGAGGCCATCAACACGATGGGCCGCTTCAGCGACTACTCGGCCTACACCTACGCCGCCGTCGGCCTGGCTGAAAACAGTATCCTCGACCGCGAGAACCTGATCGAGGTGGTCTACGCCTACCAGAAAGCAATCGACTCCGACGGCATCCCGGGCGTGTTCTACACCGTCTTCAGCCCCCAGGTCGGCGACAAGTGGGGCTACTTCGAGGCCCTGGACTACGCGCACGGCCAGTATCCCTTCGTCATCTGGCGTTCCGAGCTCATTCACCGCCAGATCACCGAGAGCCGCGGCGTGCCCGAGGTCTGCTCCACCTGGCAGCACGAGGTCAAAGCCCAGCGCGACAGCATCTTCGACTACACGTCCCTGGCCACCCTGCCGCCCATCGAGGTCCCGAAGACCCGCGGCGGCAACCTGAAGATCGGCCCGGCCATCCAGATCCCTGTCCTGCGCCGCGGCGAGATCGGCTTCCTGCAACCGCCCGCCCGCGAGCCCGGTGTAGCCTTCCAACTGATCGCGGCCATCGAGGCCCAGACCGACCGCTACTTCGGCCGCCCGACCGAGAAGGTCCCCCCGGTCATCACCCAGATGCGCCAGCAGCGCCTGATCAACAACTGGCTGCACGGCTGGACCGAGGCCTTCCGCCAGGTCCTCGCACTCACGCTCCAATACATCGGCCCAGCCGAGATCCAGCGCATCACGGCCTCGGCCACGCCGCTCCCGCCCGACATCCAGGACTTCGACGTGATGCTCAAGTTCGACATCCGCGAGCTCTCCACCGACCTGGTCACCGAGAAGCTCAAGGCCATCTCCACCCTCGTCCTGCCCCTCGACACCGCCGGCGTCATCGACCGCGCCAAGCTCATCTCCGTCGCCCTCCGGGCCATCGACCCGACCCTAGCCAGCGAGCTGGTCATGCAGCAGGGCCCCGCCGCGCAGAAGATGTTCAACGAGACCAACGACGAGATCGCGCTCATGTCTCTCGGAAACCCGCCCCAACTGCGCGAGAACGACCCCACCGCGCCCATGCGCCTGCAATTCAGCCAGCAAGTCCTGCAATCCAACCCGAAGTACCAGGCCCAGCTTCAGCAGGACCCGCTCTTTCAGGCAAACCTGCAGAAGTACATCGAGAACCTGCAGTTTAGCGTGCAGCAGCAACAGAACGCCATCACCGGCCGCCTCGGAGTCCAATGAAACTGAACGACGAACAGCTCTCGGAGGCCCTTTCAGTGTCCGAGGAGCACCCGGTGCTCAAGGCCATGGGCCAGCTCATCGACGACACGCTACGGGACGAGGTGCACAGCGCCATCCTCCCATCGCTTTCCGCGGAGGACCGTGCCTACAACGCAGGCCGGGCAGCCGCGATCAAGGATCTCATCGCACAAATCAGTGCGTTAAGAAACGGGAGGGAATTGACTTCCGGTCAGTTCTAGGCTCTCACTCACACAACGGCTTCTTGGTTGGCCTTAAACAACCATGGCGCAGCATACCCGGCTTGCAGGGTCTAAAAGCATGGACATCCCGACGAATACACAGGAAGCGAAACCTGCCCAAAACACGGCACAGCCCCCAATCAACCCGATGCAGTTCGACGAATCGGCGTTGGCCAAGCTACTGAAGACACGATTCAGCGGGGAGGAAGAGAAGGCGTCAGCCGTCGAGCGACAAGCGCCGGAGCCGGAAGCCACTTCCGTGGACGATCAGGCCGAGGATGCGGAGCCGACCGCAGAACAAACGGATGCGCAGGCCGAGTCGCCTGA